CCACCACGTAGCAGGAACAGACGGGCTGGACTATGTGGCCAACTATAATGACCGTAACTCGCACCCGACCTATCACATCGCAGACAACGGAATCGTCACGGGCATCGTGCACCCGGACCGTCGCCCGTCGTCAACGAACGACAGCGTGGACAGCATTGCTGTCTCTGTGGAAATTGACAACACACGGGTCGGCGGCGAGTGGGTAGTGTCGCAAGCTGCGATGGATTCTTGGTCGGCCGTTATCCGTCATCACGCGGATGAGTCCTCCAGGGCTGGTCGTGCCATTGTCAAGAACATCCCCGGACAAGTTCAAGACGCCTTCTTTGCTGGGTGGCACCAGCAGTATGTCCAGACGGCCTGCCCCGGTCCCTTCGTCATTAGCCACATGGGCACCATAGTCGCTAAGGCTAACGGGGCAGCGGTACCCGCTGGCAACGGGTCCAGCTGGGCGTCCTCTGGCATTGCTCCTGTGGGCACGGCAGGCCTCCCGCTTACAAGCACAGAGGAGGACGGCATCCCAGGGTCTATCATGTGGTCACGGATGCAGCTGTGGGCCAAGCTCTACGGAGGCTACACAGGCCCGCTTGACGGAGTGATGGGAGTCAACTCCTGGAAGGGTGTCATGACTAACCTCGCCCGGGAGTCGGGCTACACAGGTCCTATCGATGGCATCCCAGCTAAGTTCACTTACATGGCGATGCAGCGCTGGGCTGCCCGATACGGGTACACAGGCCCGATCGACGGTGTGCCCGGTAAAAACACCTGGAGGTCGGTTGCTAAAGCACTCAACACACTCTAGCTAAGAATCACCCCAAGCACCAGAAAGGACCCTCTCGCGTGGAGTCCATAATGAGCCTCATAGAGTCTCTCACCCCCCTACTCGTCGCAATGACCGCAGCCTATGGTGCCGTACTTGTCGCCAAGGTTACTAAGGTACAGAAAGACGTCAAAGATACTACGGACAAGGTGGATGAGGTGAAGCGCGATATCGTGACTAACCACGGCAGCAAGAACCTAGGAGATGCCATAGACCGACTGACTACGTGTGTCACAGAAATCAAAAAAGACCAAAAGACTATGGGTGAGCGGATAGACTTTTATCATAGCTCAGAGTCAAGAACAGCCAAGCACGTTCAACCGATTCAAAAATAGGAGCACCTGATGGAACTCATTACTACACTCGCAACTATCCCCGCTGTCATCGCGCTTGTCACGCTGGCCAAGGACCTCGGGCTGCCCCCCCGTTTCAGCCCCCTCTTCGCCGTTGTGCTGGGTGTGGTGCTGGTGCTCTTCGACGGGGTAGCTACGGCCACACTGTACGACGTGCAGACGGTGTTCCAGCTGATCGCAACGGGCATCCTCTTGGGACTGGGAGCAGCTGGTCTCTATGACGGGGCACGTGCCATCGGGAACAAGAACCCGACTACGGTCGTAGTGCAGGAAAAGACCAGCGGAGACCACAGCTACTAACTATCCAGCGCATACAGCAACCTCCCCTAGCACGTGGCCGGGGGAGGTTGCTTTATGCCTACAGCCAAGCACCCTTAGTCGGTCGGCTGCCGAACGCGAATGCGACGTCATCATGGCTCGGCTCTAGCTTAGCCATGAAAGTAATGCGACGACCCTTGACGCCTGTGAACAGCTCAGGCTCGTTGACGCTACCAAGGAACCAGACGCCGTAACCTACAGTGCTCGGTTCGTTGACCGACTCGAATGCTTCCCTAGCCTCTTCGGCTTGCGCCCCCGGCAGGCTGACCCACACCTTGAAGCCTGCGTCGTCCTTGACGAGGATCTTGTATGCAGTGCCGTAGTCGCCTTCAACCATCTTAGCTGAGATGATCTCTCCGGTGACGGCCACACGACCTGTGGGTGCTGGGTGCTGTGCTGCTTCAGTGGCTTTCTCCTGGCCGCGCTCCATGGTGCGTCGCACAGCGGCGATCATGTTAGGCGTGAAAGGCTTGGACGGTGCAGGCCAGCGGAGCGTCTCAGCCATGGTGCGGATGAAGCTGTCCCGCTCCAGCTTGGTGTGGCCGTCCTGGCCCTGTGTGTCTTCATCTATGGTCACTGACATGATGAACTCATACACTTCGTGGTCTGCCTGCTTCAGTGCTGCCTGATTGGCTTCCATGGCCTGGAACGCCTCGTTGCACTTGGCCTCTTCCTTGCGGATGCGGAGTGCCCGTGCCATTGCCTTACCGTGGCACCACTTTTCGGCGTCTGCCTTGGAGTTGAACTGCGCCCCGAGCTTGGCTGAGGTATTGTCGCAGATGTAGCAGCGGTCATGTTCGCCGTTGAACGCATAGTGCCCAGCGCCGAAGCAGCGCTTGCACCCCTTGAAGTACTCGCCGTTGAACTCAAGGTACGTGAAGCCCTCGTGCTCGATGAAGTTCGGGTTGATGTTGTTCCCTGTGATGTCCATGTAGCTAACCTAGCTCAACATCTAAAAGATCGCAAGTGCTATCTTCCGTACTGGAGCCACTCCACGAACAGTGACAGAGCGCCGAGTGCCCCCCGGAGAGCATAGTACCCGTAGATGTCCCACCAGACAAGGAAGCATCCCAGGACAATAATCCCGAAGACTGCAGTCAGCAGGGGGAACAGGAATGTGGTGATGATCACTTTGAATGCCGTGTGCTGGTTCTCGGGCTTGACGTAGGACTTGACCTCAGCGTCTTTGACAAGGTCTTCCAGTGTAGTGAGCATGTACTTAGTCATCTTGGGTCTCCGTAGGCTGCTTGATTATCTTGAGTTCTTCACTGATGTAGTGAAGCCCTGTGCCCATCTTAGTTTGAACTGCCAACTTTAGCAATGTGCTCTCCTCAGTAGGTGCTGCGAGGCTCATAATAAAATCGGACCAAGCATGTAGAGCGGTACTGCCGAGCACCATCTCCTGGATGGTCTCACCCTTCTCGAAGACGCGCTTGCGAGTGTGGTGAATAAACATGATAGCACACCCGGTGTCTTTAGCTATTTTCTTGATGTCCTTGAGGATGGAGTACATATCCTTCGAGTTGGACACGTCTGACTTGCCGATGGCCATGCTAAGGGTGTCAATGATGACCAGCTTCAGCTCATACTTGATGATGGTCTCTAGGAGACGTTGCTTGTCTTGGTCTTCGCTTAGGTCAACACTTGTAAAGTTCGTGAAGAGGCTCATTGGCTCTGGTTCCTGCCATGTGTACCCCGCGTCGTCCCTTATGATGTGGCCGTCCCAGTGGTATTTGAACCGGCCATGGTCCCGGTTGAGGCTCTCGTCTAAGCGGCTGGAGAACAGGTACTCGCCGTCTTCCAGGGAAAAGAAGCCGACAGCGAGTGACCGCTTCAGCGACAAGCCTAACGGCCTGCGTCCAGTAGCCAAGCCCAGCGCAAGCTCGATGGCGATACGTGTCTTACCCACCTTGGGCGCTGATACCAGCAGACCACACCCGGCTTCTGGGATGATGTGTGGTATAACCCAGTTGATCGGCTTGCGAAGCACAGTGCCGAATTCGTCAACCGTGGACATTCCCCATGCCGTAACATCTTCAGCGTCATTGCTGGTGTCGGGCTGGTCCAGGGCTGGTGCTGCCGTGTCGGGCTTGCTTGGCTTATGTGCATAGGCGTTAGCTATGTCCTCTTTGAGTCGGTCAGGGTCGTCTCCCCACTTGTTCCACTTAGTAGCCTTGATTAGCTTGAAGGCCAGCTCCTGGGACAACCCTAGCTCGGCAGCGTTACGACTGAACCTCCATAGCACCTTGCTACGGTCGCCGTAGGGGTCATCTGCGCCGAGGTCAGAGGCTAGTGCAGCAGAGAAGCCTAGCCCTCTGGCCACACGTGATAGCAGGTTGCCCCGTGTGTACGTGTTGCCCGCTTTACGGAGGATCTTGCCGACGAAGGGGGTGCGCTTATGGTGTGTAGAGCCTGGGACGCGGAGCAGCTGGCCAATGTCTACGCCGGACTTGTCCCCGCCGAGTGCTTGGGTAATCATGCCGATGAAGCCGTCACGGTGGAATTCACTTGCTGCCACGTGCTCGCTCATGAGCCAGATTGCCTGTCTATGGCCGGGGCTTGTCTCCCACATGAAACTCGGCTTCAGGCTGTCCAACAGCTTGTCGTCGTAAGACTCGTCACAGTCTACCCAGATGGCCCGCTGTGCAGGGTACTCGCCAGCCCTACGGCTGTCACTACTGCTAACGGCAGGGGTCCAGTACCAGTCCACTGAATCGCGCATCTCGGGGAACTCCGGTGTGCGGGAATTGATCACCGCTCCTTCACGGAACTTCTGCTCGGTCTTATGGCCGATCTTATAAATGTGTGGCATCCACGTGTGTCCTACAACACCCGAATGACGCCACACCTTGCTAATCAGCTGGAGAGCCTCGTTATCCACTCTGTTACTTCCTGAGCCTTGGGGTCGTAGCTGGTAAAGGTTTTCCCACCAGCTTGACGGAACTTCTTTAGATTATATTGCTGAGCGGCTGAAGGCTTTTCCTTAGCGCTCCTCTTAGCTTCAATAGCGAAGAACTTACCATGTGCACAGCCAAGAACGTCGGGGGTCCCCTTCTGCTGAAAGGAACCCCCGTGGGTACGAATTGCATATACCCCGTCAATGGCGTTGAGGATAGTAAGCATTCGCCTAACTACCTCAGCCTCTAACATGAGGCGTTAGCGACGCTTGACTACGCGCTTAGCGGGTGCCGTTGCCTTGGCCGGTGCTGCCTTGGGGGCAGCCTTGCGGACAGGTGCACGACGCTTAGGAGCAGGCTCTTCCTCTTCCTCTTCGTCGTCTTCGAATTCCTCGTCGGCGAGTTCCTCATCTTCAAGGTCTTCGTCTTCGAGTTCTTCCTCCTCCTCACCGGCTTCGGCTTCCTCCTCCTCGATGGCTTCGATGAGTTCAGCCTTCTTCAGGCCGACCGTGTCAACTCCGAGGCCCTTGGCACGCTTGCGGAGTTCTGCGAGTGGAAGGACGCTGAGGTCTTCAGCTTCTTCCTCTTCGTCTTCCTCGTCGGCTTCCTCCTCTTCGTACTCTTCCTCATCGGCTTCCTCGGCTTCCTCGGCCTCGTCAGCTTCGTCTTCGTACTCCTCCTCATCCTCGTCGGGTTCGGTGTCGGCAGCCCCGTCCTCGTCCAGGATGTCCAGGCCGTAGGTACCCTGGACCTGGGACCGGAGGTTACCCTGATAGGTGTCGTCCTCCACTTCGGCTGCGATGAACTTGCCAACTGCCACGTCCGGATTGATCATGGCCGCTTTCTTGGGCACGGTCTGGCCGGTGGCCACGAGCAGGTCGCGGAGCTTCCAGAGCTGGTTCTGCTGGAGTTTGCAGTAGAACGGGAAGCGACGAGTCTTGAGCGCCGGGTCGGCCGGGACCAGAGCGTACACGAGCATCGCCGTGCCGTCCCCGGCTTCGGTCTCCTGAACCGACTCGACCTTCATCTTGTGGAGGCCCTCGGAAATGTGCTTGGTGTTCCAGCCGGAACGCTCTTCGGTCTTGCTGAAGTCAATGCGAATCTTTTTT